GCCGAACTCGGCCACCACCCAGGCGGCGTTCTGGCGCGCATAGACATTGCCGTTGCTCGGCGCATCGCCGATCTTCGAGCTGTCGGACGGATGAACGTGGTCGGCGCGCGCCCAGGTCGTGCCGACGCCGATCGCCGCGGTCCCGTCCATGAGCGGGGTCGTGGTCGAGGCCACCGGCACGTTGACGGTGAGCGCATAGGGCGCGAGCGTCGCGGTCCAGTCTGTGATGTCGGTGTGCGCGATATGCTGCCAAGCGCCGTTCTCGCGCGCGTAGAGCGTTCCATCGGCGGGCGCATCCGGGATGCCCCCGCCGCCTCCGCTTGGGACGACGACCCAACTCGCGTTTTCGCGCCCGTAGAGTTGCCCGTCGCTCGGAGCGTCGGGGATGCCGCCGCCGAGCGCGACCCATGAGAGGGTTCCCGCGCCATTGGTCTGGAGCACTTCATTCGGCGCGCCGCCGCCGACTACGAGATTGGCCGGCCCGGCGAATTGCGCGCTGACGGAGAAAGACACCGATCCGGTGAAGGAGCCGCCGGTGAGCGGCATGTAATTGGCGAGCGCGCTCACGGCGGCGCGGCTGGTGTCGGTCGGGTGGACGTGATCGCCGCGCGAATAGGGAATCGCGACTCCCGGCGAAGCTGTGCCATCCATCAGCGGCGCGGTCGTCGATGGCGCGGGAACCGCCGCCGCGACGGTCGCCGAGACTTGCGCCGCGGTCTGGAAGCCTTGCGGATTGGTGGCGTTATAGGGGGTGAAGCCGAGCGCGCCGGTCACGTCGGCCGAGACCATCACCACATCGCCGGTCTCGCCGTTCCACGTGGCGACCAGCGGCAGCGCATTGAATGACACTGGCGCCCAGGTGAAGCTCGGCGCCGGCCCGGACAGGAGCGTCTGGTTCTGCGCCTGAGCGGGCGGCAGGAGCAGGATGCCGGGGTTGAGCAGCTGCGGGAAGAACGACGACGGCACCTGGACCGTGACGTTATTCTGAACCAGCGGCACCGCCTCCGATCCGGTGAGCGGCAAGCCCTGCGGGAAGTCGGAGATCGGGATGTTCTGGCCGAACTGGCCGGCCGGAGCTGGCCACGCGTCCGGAGGCGGTGTCTGATTAGCGCCGTTGCCGTTGCTCAATCTGGAATCTCCATCGCATTGGTTGACGATGGGCCGGGCGTCGGGGGCGGGGGCGGAGGCGGAGGATTGCCCGGTTCGATCTCGATCGGCATCGACGGCGGCGTGTTGCCGGCCTCGGTGGTGACCGTGACGAAGCCTTGGGTCGCCATATTGCGATCCATGAAGCCTGGGGTCAGCCAGCTCTCCGGCCGAGGATCATGCACCGGCACCGGATCGGGCGGCAGGCGGCGCGCCATCAGTTGCGGGTTGGGGATGTCGATGCAGCGATCGCACTTGCGGAAGCGCTTGTTCATCAGCTGCGAGCCTTGCCACTCGTACTGGTAGCGAAGCTTATGCAGGTTGTGCCAAATTCCACAACCATCGCAAACGCCGAAGGCGCGCGGCGCCTCCGGGTTGGTGATTGCTCGACCTGATTTGCTCGCCCAGCCCATTACTTGAAATAGCTCCACACCATCGGAACTATGTATATTGGCGCATCCTCGACGTTTTGCGTCGCGGCGATCTCATAGGCTTCGGCGGAATCGCCCTTGCGCACCCCCTCGAGGTCTTGCGCATAGTGGCGCGCCATGCGGTGCGACAGGCCGGCGCAGGCGGCGTCGAGCCAGAGCATCGGGATCTGGAAGTTGCCGGCGTTGCGGAGCTTGGCGTCCATCAGCATGTAGAAGCCCCAGACGTGCAGGTTGTAAGCCTGGTCGGGGACGGGCCAGAGCGTGATCACCGGCATGATCTGGCGATCGAACCAGTAGCTCGTCGGCCGGGCGATTTTCCCCTTGTTCGGGTACATCGTGTATTCCTGGCGCGAGATCGAGGTGATGGTGAGCTCCTGCTCGAACGGCGACACGCCGGGCGGCTGGCCGATAGTGACGTTGGTCACCATGACGATATTGCCGGGCACCGAATAGCTGGCGACGCCGGGGACGCACGGGATGACCATCGTCTCGACGGTCCATAGATTCGGGCCGCGGTTGTTCCACTCGGCCTGCATCAGATTGGACTCGAGGAAGCCCTGGTGCAGGTGCTCCGGCTTGACCATCGAGCCGCGAATCCGGATGCGCGACAGGCCGTTCAACAGGCACTCGCCGATCGACGGGGCGAAATCATAGGTGTTGGAGACGCTGAGATCGGTCATTGCGGGCCCCCGTTGCCGTTCGCCCGCGGATTGCCGTTGGCGAAGTTCGGCCCTGCGATCAGCGTATCGATTTCGATCGGGATGTTCGAGCGGCTGTGGGTGCCGACCTGGACGTAAGTGGCGCGCACCTGGCCAGTGGCGTTGAGCAGCGTCACCCGGATCCAGATCGGCGCGGTCATGATGGTGAAAGTAGTGCCGAGCGTGCTCTCGATCGCGGTGCCGGGGATGAGGCCGGTGTCGAACGCCATATTGGCGAACGGGATCGGCGCGATCAGATCGTTCGGGTTATCGAAGCTGCAATCGATCGTGTATTCGGCGCCGCCGGTCGGCACGGCTTGCACGCCCATGACCGAGCCCTGCCAGGAATCGAGATTGACCATCGGGCTAGGCGAGGCGGGGGTGGCGGTGGCGGTGATGGCGCGCGGCATATCACTCGTCGACCACATTGTATTGAACGACGGTCATCCGGAGCGCCCCGGTTCCGCTGTTCATCATGACGCGCATCCACAAGGGCGCGGTGGCGACCGAGAAGGAGAGGCCAGCGGAGCCTCCGATCGCTCCGGCCGGAAGCAGGCTCGTGTCCCAGAACATGCTGGCGAGCGGGATCGGATTGATGAGATCGTTCGGATCGTCCATCGAGTGCTGGACGGTGAAATCGACCGCGCCGCTGGCGATCGCCACTTGAACGCCGAGCGGGGCGTCGGCCCATTCATCCAGCCGGATCATGCCGGAGACGGCCCCGCCGGCGGCGTTCGGGCCCAGATTGACGGTAATCGCCCTCATCGCTTGGCTCTCCCGAGATGCGGGCGCTTGGCTTTGCCTTCGACATCTCCGCCGCGCCGATATGGCTTCGCGCCCATGCCTTCCTCGCGCAGCAACGGCTGTTCTTCGAGATTCTGATCCATCTCGGAAGTATCCTGCGTCCCCATGATCGTACTTTGGGTCGGGCCGCCGTTCTGGCGCTTGGCGCGCCCGCCGCTCGCCTTGCCGATCCCAGGCTTGCCGAGCGCCTTGGCGCGCTTGTCGATCCAGCGCCGCGCTGCGGCTGGGTTCTTCGCCCTTCCGATCGATTGCTTGGCGTTGGCGAGATCGCCGGCGTTGCGGATCGGGAATCCGCCTCCGGGCATAGTCTCGCCCTTCTCCTGCGCGGCGCGCCGGCCTCCGGCGCTTACGCCTCCGCTCTTGGTTCGGAAGGCGACCATCGACGTCTCCTAAAAACTTCGCCGCCCGAGCTTTCGCAGGGGCGGCGAGCGACAAGAAAACGCCCCGCTGGAGGCACAGCGATTACGGAGTTTTCTCGCTTCCGTGCATCTGGTGGCGGCCCTTCGGCTTCTTGGGCGCCGCGGCGGAGGTCAAAGGCTTCAAATCGCTGCCGACCATGCCGCCGAGCTTGCGCCCCGGGCGGCCGGCGTGAGGCTTCTTGGCTGCGCCTTCGACGAAGCCGCCGCGCTTGCGCCCGACTGGAGCGACCGCGCCGCCTTCCGCGTGCGCGGCGACGGCGCCTCCATCGGCGAAGGAGCCGGTGCGGCCGCCATAGGCGCGCTCCTCGAGCGCGTCGCGACCGACCTGGCCGCCTCGCGCGCGAAAGATCGGCCCGGCGCCGCGCTTGAGCGTCGCGTCGGGCGTATTCTTGGAGTGCTTGCCGTGGAACGCCTTGACCGGCTCCCCGCCGCGGTCGTTGAACGACGTGATTTTCGTAATCGGCCGATTGACCGGCCCGCCGCGCTTGCGGCAATCGCGATCGGATTCGCCTCGCATATCGACCTCCGCGCCTCTCCTTAAGAGGCCATATTGATCCCTTGCAGATATTCCACTGTCAGGGTTCCGACGCCAGCGCCAGCGTTGGCGGAAGTGACCGTAACCTGCAATTGCGTATTTCCAACGTTGTCCCAGAGCGCGATCTCCGCCGCGTTCGACGGCAGCATCGGAAATTGGCCGATCGAAGTCCCCGCGGCGGTCGAAACCAGATCGGCGCCGGTGCCGCCGGTCATGCCGACCGTGAACGTGTCAGCGGCCCCGGACCACTCTACCGTCACCATGAGAGTGATGCGGAGGATCTGGCTTTGCGCCGGGAGCACGATCGCGGTCGGCGCCGCCGCCGCCGATTGGCTGACGACCGCCGACTGGCCCATGACGCAATAGCCGGTGTCGGCGAGGCCGAAGCCGCTGCCGGCGCCGCCGAGCGTGGGCGGGTTGGGCATGGCGCCCATCGGCTGCGGGATCGGGCCGGCGAGCAGCGGCCCGGTGAAGTTCGAGCCGGCCGTGATCGGACTGCCGTTGGTCTGCGGGAGAATCCCGCCGTTGACTTGCACGTCTTGGCCCTCACTGCGTCGGGAACGAGCCCCAGATCGACCGGAAGTCGAAATACCCGAAGCTGTACCGCTCGTAGCCCTTCACCAGCAGATTATCGGTGGTGAAATCGACCTGCATGTCCATTTCGAAGGACACGCGCTGGAGATAGAGCAGCCCCTCCTGGTCGGTCAGGATGAACCAGGCGGTCGGGCTGGTCAGATAATCGTGGACCAGATGGCCGTCGGGAATGCCGCCCGACGTCTCAAGAATCGCGTTGACATCGTTGTCGGACGTGCCGGGACGTAGAACCGTCTTGAGGAGCCGGATCGCGATCGGCTCGAGCGCGATCGGCACGACCAGCCGCCGCGCTCTGGCCTGCATACGGAGGCCCGCGTTGTCGCGAAACAATCCGCGGATCGAGGCCTGCGCGTTGAGCAGCGAGGCTTCGTTGAGATCCATGTCGACGGGGAAGCGATTCGGGACGACCCCGGTGTCGATCGGGTGGATGAGCGAGCAGAGCGGCTGCAGATCGCCGAGAATGGTCGGGTCAAAGACGGTCGCGGTGTTGAGAATCTGCGCGCCATAGATTTCCTTGGTCTGGTTGAACGACTTCTGCAGGCCGAGGTTCGAGGGGCGCCATTGCCTCTTGTACAGGTTGTCATCGACCATCTTGCGGGTGAAGGCGTAACCGAGACCAATTTCCTTGTGGTATTGGTTGTAGACGTAGCGCTCGCCGGCCTGGTTGTCGAAGGTGGTCGGGCCGCCTTCATTCTTCAGCGCCGCGAGGCCGAGGAAGCGCATCGATGCGGTGCGCTCGACCGACATATAGGACTTATCGACCGCGAAAATCTTGGGATAGATGCGGTCGAGGTCCTTATATTCGCCCGCGACTTTGCGCAGCCCCGGAAAGAGCAGGTCATAGGCGGCGGCGACCGAAACAGCCATTGTCTATCTCCCTCCGGGCCTATCCGCCTTAGATGCCCGTCAAGCTCTTGAAGTCTTGGTTGTTGTAAGTCACGTACGCCCAATTATACGGCGACGTGGTGTCGGTCCCAGGCGCTCCTGGCGGATCGGTGATGAGATCGACGATGCGGAAGGGGAACGTGGCGGTGACCGCCGGAGGGGTGGTGACGACATCGAGCGTCGCGCCGGAAATACCGGTCGCCTGATTGCCGGCGCCGATGGCGAACTGGGCGTTCATGCCGATCATCGCGAACGTGACCTGGCCGTTGCCCTGGACGCGGAACACCGTCAGCGGGTCATCGATGATCCGCGCCATGACGTTGAGCGAGGAGAGCGCGTCGGAGCCGGGCCAGTAATTGCGCGCGACGATCTTCTTGCCGGCGACGGACATGTATTCGCAGCCGATGAAGATGCCGCCGATCTGGACGGCGCCGGGGGTCGCCTGGGCGACGAAGCCGGTCGACAGCTGCACGATCGGATCGCCCTGATAGATCGGGGTCGGATTCGAGGGCGAAATCCAGCGACGGGAAATCTGATAGTTCGGGGCCGCGCCGAGACGGTGCGAGACCATGAAGCCTTGGGGCGCATTCGGGTTGGACATGACAAACTCCTCCGGCGAGAAAGCCGGTTGGGGGGTTCGTCATCTCCGAGCGCCATCGATGACAGGCTGTCCTATGCAACCCATATTTCCACGCGAGCGCCGCGCGGGAGTTGGTGGACGGCGGGGAAACTACTGGCGAAACTCAGAAGCTGTCAAGCGAGGCGGTGCAATCCGCCGCCGAACAGGAGCCAGAGAATCAGGAGAAGCACGATCAGGCCGCCGATGCCGATGCCGCCATAGCCGGTGTTGGGCCATGGCGCGCCGATGTAAGGCCCTCCGATCCCTCCGACCAGGATGAGGATCAGGATGATGATGAGGATCGTGCTCATCAGTCCGGAATCGCCGGCCCGACATGCGAGGACACCCGCGGCATAGTCTTCATGTGGATGTCGCGCGGCGCCGTGCCGGCCGGGGCTTCGGAGAGCTTCTGTTCGGAGAAGCGGATCTGATCGACCGCCTTGCGATAGTCGCGAATCCGCTGCCGGTCGGTGAGCTCCTTCGGCCGCTCCATGAGCAGCATCCCGTCGATGATGATGCTGTCGCCCTCATATTCCGGATAGACCAGATCGCGGTGGCGCGCCGCCGGCACCGCCGACCAGCCCTTGCGATAGAGATTGTTGAGATAGGCCGGAAATTCCTTGTTCCACACCGAATGGGTCTTCCACTCGTAAGTCCAGCCGGCCGGCGCCTGGGCGAACCACTTGTCGATAAAGGCGTCGCCGACGCTGTCGTCGTCGTCATCGCCGTATTGGGCGCGCAAAGCGGCGATGCGCTCGCGCGCTCGAGCCATGTGGTCGACGCCGTTGAGCGGCCGGGTCGGCTCGTCGTCTTCGCGATAGCCGGCGCGAAAGGCGCTGCGGCCGTTCGGATCGTCGGTCATTCCACGATCTCCCAGTCGGTGGCGAGAATATCGGTCTGCGAGCAGAGCCAGGGCACGACCGCGCCATCCACCGTCCTGATCGCCATAAACGGCAAGGTCGGAGGCGAATCGCCGTCGAGGTCATAGCTCCAATTGGCGATGTAGAAGACCCACATGCCCTTGCCGTTCCAGCCGGAGCGCGCGACCCGCTTGCCGTTGTGGGCTTCCTTGACCGCCCAGCCGATGGTGTTCATGACAGCCTCGTTTGGAGCAGCTTGCCCTCGTTATAGGAGCGCGCCAATTCCTCGGCATATTCCTCGTCGGTCATGCCGAGGACATCGCGGGCGAAGTGGCGCTGCTCCGAGGTCAGGTGGACTTGCATCTGGCGCGATTCGCCGGTGCGATAGGACGGCGCGCCGGGATTGACGGGCGCGGCGGGCCTGGCGCCTTCGCGCTGGGCGCGCGGCTCTTGGAAATTCTGGCGCTGTTGCGGAGGATTTCTCATGCCGAGCAATTCTTCCATCTTGGCGAAATATTCGTCCGAATCGATGCGCAGGCCGAGATTGTTGACGGCGTAGCCGTGCGCGCCGTCGACCCGGTTGATCTGCTCGCGGCTCGCGGTCCATTCGGGGTGGTCGGAGACCCAGCGGGCGGAGCGATCGTAGCCGGTGCGTTGCAGTTCGGCGATGATGTTGGCGCGCGCCGACGCGGCGTCGAATTGCGGCGCTCCCTGCGGCGGCGGTTGCGGCTGCTGCCGCGGCTGGCGCGCCTCTTCTTCGATGATCGCCTTCTGCTCTTGCAGCCGGAGCAGGTTGGCGCGCGAATCGGAGAGCGCGATCTGGGCGTCGGCGGCGCCGCGGTGGTCGCCGGCGTCGAGGCACGCCTGGAAGCGGTCTTTCGCCTGTTGCGAGGCGCGCTCGGCCGCCTCGATGGCGCTGCCGACCATGTGGACATTCGCCTGGCCGGCGTTGCGTTCGGCCATCGCCGCGCGCTGCATCGCCTGTTCGGCGGCGCGATTCGCGCGCTCCGTCAGTCCACGTTGCTGATCGAGCTGCCGTCGTAGCTCGGAGGCCGGGTCGTCTCCAGGCTTAGGCTCCACGCGCTCGCGCTCGCGCGGCGGCTGTGGAGGAGCCTGGGGAAGCGACGAAGTCGCTATTTCACCGGCTCGCCGATCGCGCGCCGCGTTGCGCTCGGCGACCAGATCGGTCGGCGTGCGCGGCGTATCCGGCACGGTCGGGGCCTGCTTGGGGCCGCCGATGACGATATCGAGCGGCGGGGGCATCGGCGTCTGGTCGTCTGGATCGGCGAAATAAGAGACTTGATCCGGATCGGAAGATTCGCGCGCCATCAATAGACCTCATCCGGTTCGTCGAGGATCATCTTGACCCCGACATCGGGAATGAGCCGGCAATCGCGCTTGCCGATCTGAAAGCGCATCCCATCGCTCGGCCGGTAGACCACCCAATCGCCAGGCTTCGCCGCGAAGCCATGGAAGGCGGCGCCGCCTTCGTCGACGAAGGCTCGCGGGCCGAGCTTCAAGACCAGGCCGACGCGGCCCTGGTAGCGATCCTCGTCGACGGCGGTCTCTGGAATCTCGATCCCGCCGGTGGTCCGGGTGGCCGGGCGGATATAGAGCGCGAGCAGGACTTGGCTGTGAATCGGGTGGATCTTGTCGAGCGGGCCGACCTCGCGCCAGATGACGTCTCTAGGCGGTTCGTCGTGGACCAGCCTCATGCTGGCGAGCAAAGCCATCGGGTCTCCTATCTCCGTCGAGGTCGATATCCTCGATCATCTTGTGCACATCGGCCAGCGCCTTGAGATAGGCGGCGCGGGCGCGATAGTCCGGATAATCCGCCGCCTGGCCCATGACCAGCGGCTTGAGCATCTCTTCGCGCTTCGTCTCGATGCGCTTCATCAATTCGCGGCCGAGGAAGTTCGAGAGCGCGTCCATCAGTCGGCTTCGACGCTATCGAGATCTCCGCTCGCGGCGCCTTCGTCGGTCAGCGCGGCGGAGAGGAGCGCGCGGGCGACATCGATCGGCGTCGCGTCATGCGTCGTATGGAAATTGAGGCGAAGGCCCTCGAGCGAGATGAGGCAGCCGATCGCCGACCAGTCCGGATTGAGGTCGCAGACGTCGGCGAGGTCGCGGAGCGCGTCGCCGAGCACGGTTGGCGCCTTCTCGCTCATGGATTCGCGATCAGTTGGTGCAGGAGCTTGATCGCCTCGAGGCGGGTATGGCCGTCGTGGCCGTTGCTCTGGTTTATGATGATCTCGCGCAAGACAGCCTTGATGAGCGCTAGATCGTCGGCCGGAGCCGTGGTCGGTTCGGAGGTCACTTCGACAGCGCCTTCTCGCGCTTGGCCTTCTCGATCCGGCCGAGGCCGCCGCCCGAGCCGCCCTGCTGCTTAACTCGCGCTTGGCCTGGCGTGCCGCCGAGGCCGAAATCCTTCTTGCCGTCGCGGCCGAAATTCTTGCTCCCATCGGCCATCGGCGCGCGTTTGGTCATCTGCGGGCCATCGGAGAAGCCGACCCGGCCGCCGCGCTTGCGCATCGGCATCCCGCCTGGAGGCGCCCCGGCCGGGCCCATCGGCGCCCCGCCGGGAGGCGCCATCGCGATATTCGGGGCCGCCCCGCCAGGAGGCATCATCGGCGGGCGCGGCGGCGGAGCCGGAGGAGGCATGGGCGGGGGCATCATCGGGGGAGGAGCCGGTGCTTGCCCGCCGCCGCCGCTCCCGCCTTGCGGCGCGACCACGACATTGACGACCGTCTTGCCCTTGGTTTTGCCGCCGCGGGCGAATCCGACTCGGCCGCCTGCGGCGTGCTTCTTGACGCCGGATTTGAATTTCATGTCCGGGCGCGATCCGTCGGTCGCGTGGACCATGCCGCCGGGAATGATGTCGAGGCCGATGTCATGCCGGCGCTCTTTGTTGGTCCTTAGCGTGCGCACCAGTTCGCCGCTCGGCGTCCGTCCGCCATCGGCGCGTCCGACCCGGCCGCCGGTCGAGCGCCCGGCGCGGCCGAGATGCGAAGCCTTGCCTTTGGTTAATCCGGCGCTGGTCGGATCGTTGAATCGAGCCGAGTTCTTGCCGGCGCGGTTGCCCCAGTCGTCGGAGGCGGCTTCCTTATCGCCATTCGCTCCGCCCTGGGCAGGAGCGGCGCTGACGTCCATCTTCTTCAGCTTTTCGCGGGTGAAATCTTTCGCGCTCGCCGACATCTCGTCAGCCTCCCGTCAAAGCCTCGCGCGGCACGCTATGCGAAAATGCTGAAGAACAAAAGAGCCGCTCAGCTTCCGCTAATTCCTTCATCGCCTTCTCCGCCGGCGATCTGAGACGGGAGCGATTGCCCCGGACCGGTCGATAGGCCGACGAAGCGCTGGTTGCCGATGGTGACGTCGTTCTCTCGCGCCAGCGGCGCGGCCCAGGCCGGCGGGCGGCGCCCCGGCATCGCCTTGGGCGCGTAATAATGGGTCGCGCCTCCGGTCGGATCGGGAATGAGGCCGGAATAGGCTTTGTCTACGATCGAGCCGATCGAGGCATATTGCGGCGAATCGGAATTGAAAGTATGGGCGGTCTTGCTGCTCTCGGCCACGCCGGGCGGATTCCAGGCGGAGAACTGGTGGTAGACGGAGCCCGGCTTGACCGGCGCCTGGACGACTCCCTGGACGCCGTCGCCATAGCCTCCCGCGGCGACCCGGTTGAGGATCACATGGGCGACCGCCGCCTGGCCGAGCGGCGGCTCGCTTCCCGCTTCGCCGGCGATGGTCTTGATCATCGCATCGCGATCGGCCGGATCGAGCGGCGGGCCTCCGGCGCTCGAGGGCGTCTGCGGATCGGCCGAGGCGGCGAAGCCGGGATGGGCCGAGGGCTGAAACGGGTCGTGATCGACCGGGGTGGCGGTCCAGCCGCTCGAATCGGGCGTGGGCGCGGGTTCGGCGAATGGGTCGCCGTCGACCGGGGTCGCGTCGTAATCATCCACGTTTGCTGATCCGGAAATATTGGCCGGTGCGTGGGTGTTTCACATAGAACTGGCCGTCGCGGGCGCGCCGCGCCCGCCCGTAGGGCGTGTCGAGATGATCGATCCGGCCGCCGCTCGCGCGCCCTTCCGGCGTCGGCGGCGCAGGCCGATCCGGCGGGGTCAGGGCTGCGGTCATCCGCTCGTGCAATTGCTCGCCCTGCTGCTGCGAAGCTTCATGCTGGTGGTCGGCGGCCTGCATTGTGAGGTCATGCGCCTGGTCGGCGGCTTGCGCCTGCGCGTCGCGCTGCCGATCGAGATGGCCCTTGACCTGATCGGAGAGGATTTTCTGCGAGCCTTGCACCTTGTCGTGATCCAGCTGGGAAGCGGCGATGATCTTCTCTTTCTGGATTCCGGCGCTGGCGACTTGCAGCTTGGTCTGGTTATCCTGTTGGCGATTCTGGTTCTCGATCGCCGAGTTCTGGATGTCGTGCTGGGCCGTGGCCGCCTTGGTCTGGCTGTCGAGCAGATCGGCTTGCGCGCTCGTCTGCGCCGCGATCGCCTTCGGATCGGGTGGCGGGGCTTGCGGATTCATATTGAGGAATTGCTGCGGGTTGGAGAAGCCGATGCCGCGGATGCAGATGGTGCGCACCTGGGTGACATTGAAGCTCGCCGGATCGTCCTTGGCCATCTGATAGAGCGCGGCGTTGCGCAGCATCCGCTGCAAGTGGCTGGCGGTGTTCGGATCGGCCCGGGTGACGATCTGGTTCTCGTTGATCGCCTGCAGGAATAGGCTCTCGTCCCAGTTCATTCGCGACGGCTGCTGAGGATTCGGCTTCTTCACCGGCTTCGATTGCTGGGAGGCGCGGATGAAGGCTTGCGGATCTTCGCGGAAGCGCTCGATCAGGAGCTGCAATTCGTCGCTTTGCGCCGCGCACAATCGTTTGTGGGTCGCCATCAGCGGCTTGATCGCCTGTTCGATGAGCGCCAGCGTCGTTCCGACCGGGGCGTCCTGCCTTCCCTCGCCGACCATCACGTCGGCGGTGCCGCCGAGGCGCTGGCCTTCCGAATTGAGGGTCTGGACGAAGCCGACGAACACCGCGTCGGGGCTCTTGTACGGCAGGCCCATCGCCACTTGCTGGATCGGCAGGCCGCCGGTCTCGACCTCGGCCGCCCCGCCGGGCGGAACGCGGAAGATGTTGTTGTTCTGCCGCCCGATTCCCTTGGAGACGAGCAGGCCGGGGAAGTTGGCGAACATTCCCGCGTCGATGAACTCGCGCCAGCAAGCCGTGATGCCGTTGGTCAGATTGCCGAGGAGATGGGATAGGCCGATGCCGTAGAAGCCGAAACCGCGGATGAACGGGAACTGGACGAAATGCGTCTTCGGCAGGCAGAGCTCGTCGCTTTCGTTCCAGTTGCGTCGAATCTCGAGAACCTGGCGCGTCTCCTTGGCGATGGTGACCTTGTAGGGCAGCGCCAGGCCGTCGTCGTCGCCGTCGGTGGTGTGCTCGAACCCTGGAAGATCGAGTTCGCAATAGCACTCGTACATCTCGTAATCGCGATCTTCGCGCTCCGAGCCTTCGTTCTTGCGCACCCCCGAGATCGCTTCGGTCTGCATCTCCGGCGCGGTCTTCTCCGGCCAGCCGGGATCGCCGATCTCGATGTCGAGATAGGCGCCGGCGAGCTGCATCCGGCGCATCGTGGTCTTCGACAGGAAGGTGCGATGGGTGATGCGGCCGGCGTCGTAGATCGAGGTCGCGTTGTTGCGCACGATCAGATCCTCGCCGTAGACGGCGCGGCTGATCGGCTTCCTCGTGATCGGGTCGTGATAGACTTTCTTGAACACGCATCCGTCGAGGCCGACGCGCGGCAGCATGGCGTCGGTGTCCGGCAGCCACGGCTTGTCGATCGTCGTCAGATAGTGGTTGATGTCCTTCTCCAGCGCGTCGGCGAGGTCGTCGAGGCGCTGGTCGGAGGCCGAAGTGTCTTCCGCCACCTTGGCCGGGCCGTCGGTCGGACAGAGTTCGGCGAAGGCGTTGGCGCCGAAGCGCACGACGGCTTCGGCGAGCAAGGTGGCCTGGATTTGCGACTGGCCTTCGAGCGGCGCGGTGCCGTCGGCGGCGCCGGTGGCGATCATCGCCTCGATCTTCAGGCCCATCAGCTTGATGCCGCGCGCCCTGGTGTCGAGCCATTCCTGGCGTGAGCGGTTGTCTTGCTCGATCAGCGCCAGGAGGTCGTCGGCGACGGCGCCGAGGGTCGAAGCCGGAAGTTCCTCGGCGAGATTGTCGTCGAACGCACTGTCGATCTTCTTGACCCGCGGCGGGCCGATATAGACGACCACGCCGCCGTCGGCGGTCTCGATCTTGGTGGCCTTCGATTGGTCGATCGGGCTCGCATCGCCAGACAGATCGATGGTTCTCGGCGCGAGCGGGACGTCTTGCCCTCCATACGGCGGCGAGCCGTCCGAAGCGCTATGGGCGAGCCGAATCGAGCCGAGGCCGGCCATTTATAAGCTTACCCGTGCGGCTGGTTATGCGCGGCCTGGCGCTTGGCGTGCGCGGCCTCGACGGTGTCGTAGGGTTCGCCGGCGCTGATCTCGGCCGAGACGGCTTCGGTCGAGCCGGTGACCGCCAGATCCATCTCAGCCGAGATCGATCCTGACGTCGCAGTGATGGTGCACTCTCCGATCGCCACCGATGTCACGGTCGCCTGGTCGGAATCGCTCTCGCCGACCGAGGCGATCGTATCGTCGCTCGAGGACCAGGCGATGGCGCCGGGAGCGGCGGTTGGGTTGTCCTGGGCGTCATAGAAGGTGACGGTGAGGTCGACGGCTTGGCCGATCGGTAGGTTCATCTCAATTACTCCGGTTGATTTGGTGACATGTCCGGCCCGTCCTCCGCGCGAGAGCACGCTGATCTCCGCTCGCACGGCGGCGTCGGACGGGGGGACGTAGGCGCTCGCCAGCATCACCGGGTTTTGGGTGAAATAGGCGATCGCGTCGGTGAACGGCAGCGGCACGATTGAGATGCACGGCTGCTGCATCCAGCGGCCATAGACGAACGGCTGGCTCGGATCGGCGACATAGATCATCGGCTCGCCGCTATAGAACAGCTGCGCCGCCGTCGCCGGATCGAGCGGTTGGTTGGCCACGTCAGTCTGCGAGGACGAATTCGCGCTTGATGAGGTCGGCGATCGCCGCGTCGGTGGCGGCGACGGCGATCGCCAGGTCATCGCCGATCCGGGTGATAGTGATCCAATTCTTCGGATCTTGGCCTTTGGGCACGAGCTTGGTGCCGGCGCGCAACAGCGATTCGACTTCTTCCGGCTTGACCGAAGGCTTGTCGCGCGGCTCGGGCTCCGGATCGCCGGGCTGCCGGCGTGGCGGATCGGCGCGCTGGGGCGTGTCGATCGAGGGCGGCTGGTGGTGGGCCGGGTTGATAGTCTGGCCCGGCTGGGTTCCGGACAGGCCTGGCGCGTTCTGGCGCGAGGGATCCTGCACGCTGCCGACCTGACCTTGCGTTCCTTGTCCCGGCTCGGGATCGGGATGCTGCTGATCGCGATGCGGAGTGACTCGCTCGTGCGCGGGGTTGCGCGAATCTTCGCGATGGGCTTCGCGCTCGTGCGGCGGAGCGCGGTGGTTGTCGTCTCGGGTCGGCGTCTTCGGCATCTCAATCCTCCCAGTAAGCTTCAAACCGCGCCAGGTTATTCCTCATCAATCTGACCAAGTAATCGCTTTCACGCTCCACATCTGGGCGCCTTGCGCTTCGGTGATGGCGATCGAAAACAAGCGCGCTTTCTCGGGGTCTCCGCACGACATCGCGACGTCGCGCAAGGCGTCCATCCGATCGATGATGTGCGCATACATCTCTTTGACGTCGTTGACTTCGGAGTCGCCGGAAGGGTTGAATTTCAGCCCGACCGCTTTCTGGCCGTAAGTGAGGCTTTGCTGGCTAGTCATGCGTTCTGCCCCTCCCGTCCGTGAATCCCCTATCGGGCGCTCATGTCTCGGCTTCGTAGAAGCGCTGGGCGAGCGCGGCGTAGAGGACGCGCGCGGCGAACAGCTTGAGGAAATTGCCGTTCTCGATCTCTTCGACGTTGCAGGTGAGGATCGGCTCGCCGTCGTCTTCGATCGGATCGCCGTCGGCGTCGACGAAGATGATCTCGGCGCCGTTGGGGCCGTTCTCGGCGCGACGGCGGACGGAGATTT